ACAACGCGTTCGATCCGGCCGCGAATGCTCCAATCCACATCGACGGAAACAACGCCATTCGTGCCCGACTGCCAGTCAAGGTCGGTCCGATTCACGCCGCCCAGCAAATAGTTGCTTTCAGTAATCGAGCCTACCAGATCGTCGCCTATGACTATACCAGCCACAGCCAACAGCGCAGCACATGCACAAAGCAGAACTTTCTTCATCCTTGCCCCCTGTAAGAAGCAGAGGCCGGAGCTGTTACCCTCCGGCCGCTTGCTTAGTTGTTGCTGCGCGATAGTTCCAACCAGCGGCTACCCGAGGCAGACCACAGCATGATTGTGTCATTGACCCCAAGCGTACAATTGCCGGACAGGAACAACGGCGACGAGTCAACGAGATGCACGTTGTTCGTTGAACCGTTCGTCACGGTCAACACAACGAGCTGGTTCGTTTCCGCGCCAGTCCCAAACGACAACGTATTATTCGCAGAATTCGTGCTCCCTGTGCCGGTGAGCTCGTATATTGCTGCCGTCGGCGTCAACGTTTGGTTATTCGTCACGTTCAGAGCCGTCGCGCGCATTGCAAAGATTGCAACGTTCGTTGGCGAATTAAGCTGCAGATCGGTATAAGTCAGCGTGCCACGCTGGCCAGGGGAAGACCAGCTCCCCGCCGTATCTGCAATTATAATGCCAATCGCCACGCACAGGACGATTGCAAGGCTTATTATCAGGCTTCTCATATTGTACCCTCCTCCGTAGGTTGTGGGGCGCGGCCGGATTGCACGGCCGCACCCCTAGGCATGGATTACGAAGAAGCGTCAACCAGATCCGCCGGATCACTCGGCCAGCGCGGGTTGTACGGGATGTACAGAAGCGTGCCAGTCGCATTCGCCGTGCTTGCGCAGTTCATCCGAACCCAGCGCGCACCAGCGGCCGCGTCCTGCAGCATCGATGCCTGCACCGGGACCGCGTATACGCCGGTCTTGCTCGCTACGCCCGTGGTGAATGTGTTGCTCGACGCTTCACCTTCAACCCACGCGTTCGACGTGGCGATATCGGCTTTGTAGTAGTACCGGGTGAACGACAGCGCGGTGTTCGCCGTGCTGGTCGTCCCGTACTTCATCGTGACCGCGCAACCTGTCGCTGCGTCCGTGATAATCAGGACGGCATAGAGCAGGTCGTATTCAGCCATGTCGACTGAGTTGGTCGTGGTCGTGAACGTCAGCGGCTGCGAAACGTCCGGCGCATCCTTCAGGATGATGTCATTGAAGCTCAACAGTTCGTGCATTGTATTTCCTCCCTTTCTGTGAGCTGTTGATTAGCTACGTGCCGCAAGCCGAATGATCGAGCTTGTGGTGTTCGTGCTGTTCTGACGCGTGAACGCCTTTTTCCAGCGCGGTTGACCATCCGTGTATTTGATGATCCTGAACGCCTCTTGCCCGTAATCGAACTTGAGGTGCATCGACTGTGCGACTTCAGGGCCGCGCCGATCGTCCGCAATGAGATACTGCGAGAGGTCGGTCAGCGTGATGTCACCAGCCGTGCCAGCCGCTTCCATGTGCTCAGTGTCTACCAGCGGGTAGCCGAGCATGTCCATGTCCGGCGTGCCGGGTACGCGCGTGATCAGGCCAGCGGCCGATCCGCCAGTACCGACATCGATCGACATGAGCGACAACCACCGGAACAGGTCCGGCCGGTTGTAGAGCCATGCCACCGACGCCCGACGCTCTACGCGGAGCCGCGCGAACATCTTGACAGCGTTCTCAGTCACGAACGCGGAGTCGGCCAAGGTCTGGCCGGTCTCGATGGTAATATCGATCTTGCCCGGCGCGTTGTGCAGACCCAGCGGCATCCCGGCACCTGTGCCCGTGATGAAACCGTCGTCCTCTTTCCACGCGATTGTGTCGGCCATCTTCGGCGTGAGGAACGAACCCACAGCCATCGGCGAGAAGCGCATCATCTTGTGCGATGCGTAAGCCAGGATGGTGAGTGCGTGGAGCGTGAGCGCCACTTCCTCAAGTTCCGGCTTGCTCTCTGTGAGCTGCGTGTTTTCACCCCGCCAGTACGCCTGCATCCCGCCGTATACGGTGTCGCTGCTGTGGTCGTAGTTCTTGACCTGCGGCAACTCGATGCGGTCGGAACCGATCGTCATGGTGGACGCGCGCGGACGAACAACCGCTGTTTCCAGCGAGCCATCCATAAGCATGCGGGAGAACTCCGGCGGAATCAGGAACCCGCCCTCGGAATCCTCTTCCACGGTCAGCCCGTCGCCGGCAGCCTTCTGCAGCATCTTGTCGATGCGCTGACGCTGCTTGACAAGCCTCTCAGGAAGCCGACCATCGCGCGCTGCGGAGTCGTATACATCCTTAGCGAACAGGCCGAGACCATATTCCTTCTCGTCCTTGGTGTGCTCGCGGCTTCTCTCCGGCAGGTAACCGTGGCTCGGGTCGTCGTCGCTCTTGTCGTGGACCTCAGTGATACGCGCTTCAACGGCCTTGATGTCCTTCTTCAGCCCCTCGAAGCCCTTGCTCACCGCGTCCTGGATCTTCTGATCGACGCTGCCCGTGTCGGCCTCAGCCTTCACGCCGATTCCGTCCGCGAGCAGTTCGCCGGCCAGTTCCTTCGTGTCGATTTCGACGACATCGCCGGCCTTGAATGCCTGCCCGGACGGGTCCGTCCAGTCCTTCAACAGCTTGATACGATACTTCACTAGCATTCCCTCCCTTGCGGTCTGCGCAGTATGCGCATGTTTACCGGCAGGTCATTGACCCCGCAAGGATCAGGCAGGAAGCTAGATCCGGGCGACTCTCAGAAATGCCACCATCTCTCAGTTTCGCAAATATGCTACACGCGACCTTTGGCCATGTCAAGCTTATTCTGTAGCGCGCGTTGCACGATATCGGCGATATCGTCGGCGCGGCTGACTAAGCGGACTTGTGGCGCGTAGCGCGTGGCTTGCGAAATCTTGGTGGCTTTGCCCGTGGCCGGCTCAAACAGGAGTGGCTTGTGGTCGTGCTCCTTGAGCCATGCGCGGGCTTGGGCAACGGTGAACTTCGTCCGGTCGAACCGGATCGCTTGCAGTTCGCTGGTGCGTGGGTTACGCGTGATGCCGAATATGAAGTGTATACCAGAGCCGCCTGCATTGTTACGGCGGCGGAACTCGTCGAACTTGCCGGGCGCTACGATGCGCGCTGCGTGCTCGTTCGGGAACGGCTTTTGGCCGACATAGGGCTCCGTTGATTCAAGCAGATTCAGAAAGTCGATAATCTCCTGATCAACCTGTGGTTTGTCGGCATCCGCGAAACTCTTGACGATCAGCTTGGCCTCATCCTCTTTGATCTTCCCATCGGCAACAGCCTTCGCAAGCTGCTCCTGTATCGCGTGCGGATTGCACGGCACCGGGACGATGCTCGTCTCAAGCATGGTCCACTTGCGGATGATGCGCTTGACGCTTTTCCGCACCTTGCCGAACTCCGGCCAGTCGGCGGCCAGTTGCTTGAGCGTCCCGTCCCAGTCCGCATGCGCCGAGTCAATCGCATCGGTCGGTACGAACCCGACGCTGGCCTGCAGCTTCATGAACCGCGCAAGCTGGCTGTACTTCTCGCCGTCGTCGGTCGGCGCGAACTGGATCTTCATCTTGACGCCGTAATCGTCGCGCGAAACGCTGGTAGCCTTGCCGATAGGCGGCCGCCCGTAGTTGTGGCCCTCTAAGATCACCGGAGACAGCTTATACTGCGACAGGTCGCACCCTTTCGGGATCAGGATCTCGTTGTCACGGTCCATATCGCGCGTGCTCGCGTATATCTGGATCGTGGCACCGTCGCCCGGCTCTGCTGTCTGCAGCTTGCTCTCGACGCGCTTGATTTCTGCGGCTTCCGGCTCGACGCCGGCATCCTTGAGGTTCTGACAGACGCTTTCCTGCAGCTTCGCCTCTAGTCGCGGCAGCAGCGCGGACAGCTTGAGTATATGCTTCAGTGACATTCGGATCCCCCCTTGTATTTCGCGTTTCCGTCGTATATCTTTTCCGGCAACATCGGCGGCGGTGCAAGCCCGAACACGCCCCAAAGATGCATGCATGTCCTGTATGGTTCTGCAACTAGATGCTCGTATTCAAGCCAGTAATGCGGCATGTCATACTTGCAGATCCATTCAGTGATACGTCGTTTCGCTTTCGCGAGCTCCTGTGCGCCCTGTTCCCGCGTGTGAATGAACCCTTTCCGTAGCTGCGATGCTACCACGGCGTCGTCATGCCGCATCGTGACAACGGCCTCAGTCGAATAGCCGCATCCCTTGAGCCGGCCGCGCAGCCCGTCAAGATCCGGCCACGCACGAAACGGATGGTACGGCATCGTGCGCCGGATTACGATAGGTGTCTCCCCTTCCGGGTCGAACACGTCATACCGCTGCGGCCATCCCCGATAGTGACTCTGGCTGTCGCGGTTCGCTTCCCCATGACACCCCGCCGCAAGCAAGAGTCTGGTTACAAGACGCGTCCCAGTCCGCTCGGCTCCGATCACTATGATCGCGCGTTTCCTGTTCGATTGCATCTAGCGCCGGCTCCATGTGCTGTTTCATCACTGCCCGAATATCGTAGTGCTGGATTGCCTCTGATACGAGCTGCCGCGCTTCCGGAGCTTTACTCTGTAGGTTTGCATCAATGAGCAACGCGGCCACGTCGCACGGATCGACGAGGAACTGCTCGCTGCCCTCAATGCGCATGTAGCGCGCCCCGGTCGCCTTGCTGCCGCTGACGCATAACTCTGCCATCGCCCCGAAGTCAGGCACAATCACCGGGCAGCCGCATGCCTGCGCCTCTACCAGCGGCAGCCCAAACCCCTCGCCCAAGCTGGTGCAGAGCAGCACGTCAGCGGCGTTATACATCTTGACAAGGTAATCGTCGCCGATTATGCCGGAGACATACTCGTATTGCGGCGCATAGACCACGTTCTGCACGCCGTACAAACTCTGTACCCTGCGCAGATCCTCGCCGCCCCACATCTTACCGAGCTGTTCGGTATGGACGTAAAGCAGCGCGTTCGGGCACATTTTCTCGAACTCTGCGAACGCCCGGAACGCTGCCCCGAAATTCTTGCGGCTCGGATTGCTGTGATTCGCAGCGTTCATCACGACAACGAACTTGTCGGACAGGTCCACGCCCCATACCTTGCCCATTGCCGCGCGTGCGGCCTGCCGGTCTATCGTGCGGTATGTGTCCATATCCACGACCAGCGGCACGTACAGCGGGTCGTAGCCTGCGGCCTGTAGCACGTCCACGGCGTTCCGGGTCGGTGCTATCGGTCGCCGGCACGCGTTTAGGCATTCGCGGTTTGCCCAGTACAGCGGCTCGCTATCAACCATCACCCATGGATACCAGGCTACCTTATCGAATACGGTCGGCTCGCACGTGAACGGGTCGCACATTGACAGGACGATGTCCGGCTTGTAGCGTTCGGCGTGCATGAGCACGGTGTCGTTGCCCATGTTGTCCCATTTCGCGCCGCTACTGAAGTTGACGATGCCGTGCTCGTCGATGCCGGTGACGTACTGGTCCATGCGCGCATTGATTGCGATCTCGTGGCCGGCGTCACGGAGCGCAGGCACGAATAGCCCGGTCTGGACGCCGTACCCGGTCTTGGCCTGGCTTTTTACTCCGTGCCACAGGATTCGCATTGCTGTTCCTCGATGATAGCGTTCTCGATGTCTACGACGTGCACCTGACAACGAAAAAGCGCTTCAGCGGTGCGCTCCTGCTCAAGCTCTAGCCGCTGAATGCGCTGTTCAAGTTCGCGGATCTTCTCTTGATCGCTCATTGCTCGATCAATACGGGGTTCTCAGAGCACCGGCACGCAGGATGTAAGGGGGGGCCCATCACCGGCAGATAGTTGAACGACAGGTTGATCGGCCGGTCGTTGAACTGCACCGTCATCGTCTCGCCGGTTTTCCAGAACGCCGTGCCCAGCTCCGTTATCTTGCCGTCCATCTCTAGGCAGAACGGGCAGGCATCGCCCATCGCGTCCCATTGCTTGGCCGATACGACGCCGGTTTCCTGCCACTGCAGTTCTTGTCCCGCCGAAATAGCGCGTGCAGATTCGGTCCGCGCTATACGCTCTGACCGCCACCATATCGCCCGCTCTGGATCAATGGGCTTCCCCGTCTTCGGATCAATAGCGCCGAACACGGTCTGCACGCGTTTAGTAAGCTCCGGGATGCTCTCGCCGGCGTCCATGCCGGTCGCCATCGTTAGGCTAAGCCTTTTTGCTGATGTCTCGTTCACCTTCCGCGCAAAGTCGAACGTATGGTTCCGTATCGCGTCCTGCACGTTCGGCCGGTCGATGAAGTCGGTCAGCGCAACGCCGAGCTTACGGGCACCACGCCGGCCGCCGATAATCACTTCCTCGCGGATAGCGCCCTCTGCAAGATCGACGATCTCGTTTGCCCAGCTCTCGCTTGCCACCCAATCGAACGCAGCGCTTGCCCCCTCCCGGACCTGCCGCAAGGCCAGCGTCATCTGTGCGGCCATGACCTGCTGTAGGCCGCGCTGGATC